ACTTACTAACACCGGTAGCACTACTTTTACAGTTGAAGACGGGTATATAGTATTAACAGAAGTTTCTGAAAGTTTAAATTTCCCATCAGATGCATCTGCTTCAGCAGCAGGAGTACCTCTAGGAGGACTATACAGAAACGGAAATGCAATTTATATAAGAACAACATAAAATGTCTTTAACCTATTCACATCTTTCCGGATCAATAGTAGTATTAGGGTCTATAACTGCATCTGGAGGATTTAGCGGGAGTGTAACAGTAGATGAAACATCTATAAATCATAATAATTTAAACAATTATGAATCTACTAGACACATAGATCATTCTGCTGTCTCTATAAATGCCGGATTAGGATTAACAGGAGGAGGAACAATACAGTCAGACAGAAGTTTAGCTTTAGATGGTACAAGCGGATACTTTACTAGCAGTGTACAAACAGTTATAAGTTCAAATAATTTTGCTACTAGAACCTCCAATGTATTCACCGGATCACAAAACATAACAGGATCGTTAATACTAACAGGTAGTGCCGACATAGACGGAGATATAAATGCCACCGGAGATATTACAGCATACTATTCTTCTGATGAAAGACTTAAAGAAAACATTACCCGTATACAAAGTCCATCAACTAAAATAAAGTTAATACATGGAGTAGAGTTTGATTGGGTTCCTAAGAAAGGCATTCATAATAACAAAGGACGTGATGTAGGAGTAATAGCTCAAGATATAGAAAAAATATTACCGGAAATTGTTATCACTAAAAAAAATGGTTATAAAGCAGTTAATTATGAAAAATTAGTTGCTCTTCTTATAGAAGTAAATAAAGACCTTTTAGAAAGAGTTGAAGAATTAGAACGAAAAAAGTTGTAAGACTACTATTTTTTTCTTATATTATAAAAAAGAACTGTTATGTATATAGAAATAGAAAACTTTCTATCTAAAAAAGATTGCAAATATTTAATCAGCTTAATAGATAATAAACACGTAAGATCCACAGTAGCGGGACCAGAAGATAAGCAATCTGTAGAATCCGATTTTAGAACTTCATCTACATCTACATTACCTACAGACGATACTACTATTATAAAAATAAAAAAGAAAATAGCAAACTATCTTGATATAGATATATCTAAAGGAGAAGATATACAAGGACAGTTATACGAACCAGGGCAATACTTTAAACCTCATCATGACTACTTTTCAGGAGACTCTTATACAAATCACTGTCTCTCTTCAGGTAACAGAACTAACACACTAATGATCTTTCTGAATGATGATATGGAAGGGGGAGCGACAGCTTTTCCAAATATTAATAAAAAAGTAAAACCTAAAACAGGTAAGGCAGTCGTATGGGACGACATGGTGAATGGTGAATACCAACCTGATACACTACACGAAGGGCAAGAAGTTATAAGCGGTAAAAAATACATAATCACTTCTTGGTGGAGAGAAAATGAATGGAACCCAGCTGAAGATTCAAGACTAGCTGTTGAACATTGGAAGAATTTAGAGAGTGAACGAGAGGGTAAAATAACTTTCAACCGTAAAGAAGACCTACCTAAACTTACTGAAGCAGGATTTAAAGTAGTACAGTGTCCTCAAGAAGCGTGGGGTATAATACAAGATGCTTATAGACTGCTAATGTTAAACCCACAACCAGAACAGGGAGTAGGTAGAGATATAATAGACGGCGGGGAGGTACCTACAGAGATGATGTCGTTCGATAATCTAACTAGTATTAGAGAATTATTACTAGAAAAGCTCAAACCAATACACCAAGAATTTTGCGGGGGACTAGACATAGAACCAGCAGCACTTTATGGAATTAGGTCATATAACAAAGGAGCAACTTTAGTAAACCATACGGATAGAATACAAACTCACCATGTATCAAGTATTATAATAGTAGATAAAGATCTTGACTGCGGGTGTAACCAAACAAAAGGAGTACCTAACGACTGGCCGTTAGAGTTTCATGACCATAACGGTGAAGTACATCAACTTTATGCCGAAATAGGAGATATTATTTTGTACGAATCTGCTACATGCCTACACGGTAGACCTACTCCGTTTAAAGGTAACTGGTATAGAAATTTTTATACCCACTACAAATTATCCGACTACGTATTTGAATCTAAATAGATATGGAATACATAGTAGTAAGTACAAGCAAGTGTAAGTACCAAGAATGGCAAATTAGACTGCTATACTGGTCACTCAAAAAAACCAACCAAGAAGGTAAGCTTATACTTCTTTTATCCGACGACATTAACCACGCCGGAGAAACCACAGACTTTAATTTTGACCCCTCTATAGAAATACACGAACTACCTGACTGGGCAAAAGAATGGGAGATTAAAGAAGGAGAATGGTGGGGCGGTATACCAAACAAATACGAAGCTATAAAATGGCTAACAGTAAACAGGCCCTTCAAACCAGACGATAGAATATTATTTCTTGACCCAGATATGATATTTTTAGAATCTATAGAACTGCATCCTAAAGATAATCAAATTATAGCCCAAGAATGGGTTGGTGCATACCCAGATAGAAAAGCCTTTATGTATCCATTTGCTCTAAAGTTTTCTACTTTAGAAACTTTCATAGACACCTATAAGGAAAAGTGTATAGAGTATAGAAGAGAGACTAAAGAATGGATTTCTGAGATGTATGGATTAGATGATGCTGCTTCTTTTCATAATATAGATATTGAATATAGAGAAGATTTAGGTAGATGTACTTTATGGAATAAAGATAGCTCTTCGAACCTATCTACTATTTTACATTTCCCAAATGCTATTGAATCAATAGAAAAAGAAAAAATATTTTTTAAACAAGACTATACTACTAAACCAGATCAAAAGATAGAATCTTTTAAAGCTAGAAATTTTACTGATAGTTTATTACTTTCCAATGTAGATCAAGAAAGAACTAACTACAGATACTATACTGATTTTCACGATAAAGATTTATTTAAGTTCTATACAGGAGAGGACGGTTACGTTTTATATGAAAAATGGCCGGGAGGATTTAATAATATAAGAATGTCTTTTGAGTTGGCTGTATGTATAGCTTTTATTCTAAATAGAACCCTAGTTTTATCACCAAGACAGAGTTACTACTTACTGGAAGGAGAGTGTAATATAGAAGATTTCTTTGAAATAAAAGATTTAGGTATTAAATATTTAGAATATTCAGAATTTCAAAAATTAGAAAATATAGATCTCGATCATGAAGAAGTAAAAGAGATATGTAAAGTTTTTGATCAAAAAACAGATAGTGTAGTCTATAACTTTGAGAAGGTTATACCGCCTAGTAAGTTTTTGAAAGGTAGAGAATATAAGAACATTATAGAAGAAATTGACAATAAGTACGTATACTTTCACAGAAATTTACTTGGTAACTTCTATCAAATACTCTACACAAAACAATCTGAAAAACTTAAAACACTAATTACTAGACATGTAAAATATAGAAATAAAATATTCGACATTGGGTGGTTATTCGTAAATAGGTTAGAGGATAAGTCATACTATAGTGTTCATGTTAGAAGGAATGATTTTCAATATGAAGATTTACATATACCTTGTCAACAGCTATATGAAAATTTAAAAAAAGAAGTACCTCTAGGAAGTAAGCTGTACATTGCAACAGATCATAATGATGAAAGTTTTTTTGATTTACTTAAAGAAAATTATGAAGTATTATTTTTTAAAGACGTAGTAGCAGACTATCCTTATTTAGACTATGATGAAAACTGGATACCTATTTTTGAACAATTAATTTGTACAAGGGCAATAAAGTTTATTGGAACTGATCTTTCAACACTTTCTTCTTACATATATAGAATGAGAGGGTATATGAAAGATATTCAAAATAAAAATTATTACATTACAACAAAAGAGCATAACAAGGATAGCGACATCTACTTTGACTCAGCAGTTTCAGTAAACGGTGGATGGGCAAGAGAGTTTAGAAATGTTTGGGAGATAGACACGACTAAAGTATTTGTATCGATAGCTAGTTATTGTGATGGTGAAATTTTTAACACTCTTAAAAACCTATACAAATATTGCTCTAATACAGATAGAATTACTGTTTGTGTAAATCTACAAGATACAGAAGAAGTATACGAAAAATTAAAAAGTCTTAATTACCCAAACTTAAATATTATTTTTACAAAAAAAGAAGATGCTTTAGGAGTAGTAGTAGCTAGAAATAAGATTAAAGACCAAGTAACGAACGAACCATATTTCCTACAGATTGATTCACATTCAAGGTTTAAAAAAGATTGGAATATAATACTAATCAATCAGTACAATTCTCTAGAAGAACCTAAAGTAATATTAACATGTTATCCAAATGAGTACCACGTACCTGATGATGAAGAAAAATATCTTGAACTAGAATATAATGCACCACTAAAAATTAAAAGATTTCAACAACCAGAGTCCCCTGTGGATAATAGATGTAGGGCAACCAATTACGGCTCTCATGAAGAGCTTACACCTTTCAATGCTCAATGGTGCGGTGCAGGTTTTTTATTTACTAGATCTGAATGGCTAAAAGAAGTTAGAATACCGAACAACATACGATTTACAGGTGAAGAAGATTTTCAAACTTTTATAAGTTTTCTAAAAGGTTGGAACTTACGTACATTAACAGAAGCAGTTGTTTGGCATAATTACAACTACAAAGAATCAGTCAATGATGAACCATACAGAGAACATAATAATACATACCTTATAGATGATAATTCGGTAGAGCTTTTAAACGAAGCATTATTTAAAAAGGGGTATGAAAGATCGATAGAAGAATTAGAAGCGTATTTCAACATTACACTTAAAAAGCCTTCTACTACAAAAACTATATTCATAGCATTAACTAGCTTTATAGACAGTGACTTAAGAAATACTATTAAAAGCTGTATTAACCAGGCTAAGAACCCAGAAAGGTTGTCCTTTGGAATTATTCTTCAGTATAATAATGATAAAGAGACTAACGAAAGATGTATTGATGATCTTATAGACAAGTATAATATAAAGATTGAGAAATACTGGTATGAAGAATCTAATGGAGGTTGTTGGGCAAGAAATTTAGTTTCTAAGTTTTACAGTAATGAAGACTATTCACTTCAGATAGACTGTCATACTAGAATGGCTAAAGATTGGGATGAACATTTAATTAATGAGCACAAATCAATAGACAGTAAAAATATCATTTCTTATTTATCACCAGGATTTTCACATGACGAAGACACAGGCTTAGATTATAGTTTCCATAACATCAACAATAGAGACGTTCTTAACATACCAACTATAACAGAAATAACTAGTGAATACTGGCCAAAATTTCAAGGATATACAAATGAAATATCTACTAATTATAATAATAGAGAGGTTAGTATACTGTACTGCGGGTTTATTTTTGGACAAGGTAAATGGATAATAGATATAAAAAATGACCCAGAGCACTACTATACCGGTGAAGAGTTTATGTTATCGTTGAGAGCTTACACTAAGGGTTACAATATTTATCAACCTACCAAAGCTTATTCCTGGCATAGAAATAATCCAAAACATATTCACCATCATGGAGTATTTGAGGACCACGATAAAAGACATAAACACGCTATGGGAAGATTAAAGAAACTTATTGAAGGAGAAGATTTAGGAGAATATGGTTTAGGTAATGTTAGAAGTATAGAAGAGTATGAAAAATTCGCAAAAATAAATTTAAAAGAAAGACGTGTATATACTTAGTGCATATTTAGGACATAACGCATCAATGACGGTCGCTAAAGACGGAGATATATTAGAAGTTGTAGAATTCGAAAGAATTACTAATGTAAAAAACGGAGGTTGTTTAGCTCAAATAGGAGTTAAAAATCCTAAAATAATTATGACTTTGGTTAAAGATTACTTAAAAGAAAAGTACTCTATTAAGCATTTTGATTTATTATTACTCAACCACCTCTGTATAACAATGCTTAGAAAGCACCACTTTACCAGTACAAAACAACTTTTAAGATTCTTCGACTCAGATAGATATGAACTAGTACATCACCAACATGGTCATATGGCTTGTGCATTCTACCAGTCAGATTTCCAATATTCAAAAGGTGTAAGCTTTGACGGAGGAGGAAGCGATGGTAATTTTAATGTTTTTGAATGCCATAGGGATACTGGAATAAAACAAATTGACCAAATACAAAACCATACGATAGGTATGAGACTTTCTGAATTAGGACAGTACACAAAGTCTATTAGAAGAGAAAGAGATTTTTGGACAGATGGAGGTTTAGTATACCCTGGAAAGATTATGGGATTATCATCATACGGTAATGTTAGAGAAGAATGGTTAGAAGCATTTAGAGAATTCTACACAGGAGTATACCATGCAACAGAAGGAGACGGACTTAATGCTAACTACATTAAACTTAAAAAAGCATTAGACCTCCCAGATGAATACGAAGGTCAATTAGAGTATGATTTAGTAGCAACCTCACAAAGAATGTTTGAAATAAAGTTTGATGATTTAGTAGGAAAACATTATCAAGGAGAACAAAACTTTATTATAACAGGAGGAAGCGCACTCAACATTCTTAATAACCAAAGGGTAAGAAAGCACACAAACGTTTTTGTTCCTCCGAATCCAAATGATGCAGGATTAAGTCTTGGATTTATGTTAGATTACTTAAAACCAAAAAAAGCATTCGATGGTACTTTTGCTGGACCTGAAGTTTGGGATAAACATATGCTATCAGAGTACGTAGACAAGTATAATGGAGTGCCTTTAAATATAGATAATCTAGTAACAAAATTTATTGACGGTAAAATAATCGGAGTAGTAAGAGGAAGATCGGAATTAGGTCCAAGAGCATTAGGACATAGAAGCATACTCTGTCATGCAGCTGTACCTAATATGAAAGATATACTTAATAAAAAAGTAAAAAATAGAGAACCATTTAGACCGTTTGCCCCTGTATGTAGAGAAGATGATGCCGGTAAATTTTTTCAAATAACAGGGCCTTGTAAGTGGATGAGTTTTTGCCCTCCAGTAAAGCAAGAGTATCAAGAAGCCCTTAAGTCTATAACTCATGTTGACGGAACTGCAAGACTACAAACTGTAGATGGAAGAAATCCAAGCTTCATGTACTATTTACTAACTAGATTTCAAGAATATAACCAATACCCAGTTTTATTGAATACATCTTTTAACATAGCAGGTAAACCTATTCTTAACTCCTATAAAGATGCTATATGGATGTTAGAGAATACTGAAATGGATGCTCTAGTGTTAGATGACTATTTAATAGAAAAAAAATAATGGATAATTACTTTCTTTTCGGACTACAGAGGACCGGTACCAACTATATTAACCAGTTAATAAGAGAGAATCTTTACTGTAGGTATATTAATTCTTGTCCGCATACAATAGCACTATGGAAGCACAGTATAACTTGCCCTACTAATAATATAGAGAACATACCCACAATAGTAATACATAAAAATCCTTACTTATGGGTAGAATCTCTATGCTTTAGAACGAAAATGGATTGGTGCTTTACACAAAAAGGATTTGAAGCATCAGAAGGACCGGAAGAACTTATGGCAGGTTCCTCTAATAACTCTTTAAATATTAAAATTTTATGTCAAGCATATAAAAAATGGTACGAATCTTGGGTCGCTCCTAAACATAAAAATATTTATATTATAAAATATGAGGAACTTCTAATGAAAGAAACAAGAGAGGCTCATCTTAAAGTTATTTCTCAAATATTAAAACCAAATAAACAAAAGAGCATCTATGAAGATATACCTATGGGGGAGGTATTTTTAAGTCAAGATTTCGATCAAAAAAAATTAGAAAGGTACAGAAAAAACGAAACACTATATTTAACCCCTAATCATAAGAAAATCATAACAGAAACTATAACCAGGGGTATTTTAAATAGTCTAGGTTATCAACTACAGAATTAAATTAATTTAAAATAATAATATGTTAAAAAAGATTAAACTAATATACGATTGGAGTTATTTTCTCCCACCAAATCAAGATTACTCAGTACACAAAGGGACCTGTCTAGCTCACCAGCTTGATGAACTAACAGATATACATGAAGAATATGGTCTTGGAGAAACATACACCTCTGAAAATACTGTAATAAGACAATTATGGTATGATAATACTATGGTAGATTTTAACGATCTAGGCAACCAGTTAAACATGGAAGTAATTACTGTATCGTCTATTTTACAACCTCCTGGTAATACAATAGCTCTTCACAGAGATACTTTTTTTCAAATTAATAAAAGATTCCCAGACGATAAGAGATTAAAAGTAAGAGCAAACATCTATCTTGAAGATTGGAAAGTAGGACATATGATTCAGTATCAAGATATAAATGATCTAAATACATGGAAAACATCAGACAATTGGAAAGCAGGAGAAGGATATTTATGGTCATCAAAACCATTACACTTATCAGCTAATGCTGGTATGAAAGATAAGTTCACTTTACAAGTGTCTGGTTTTTATACAGGATAAAAATGTGGTTACATAAAGGAAAAGTTATAGAGAGCATAGAAGATATGCCAAAAGACACTTATGGTTTTATATATGAAGTTATTCATAATCCAACCGGTGATAAGTACCTAGGTAAAAAAGTTCTTCAATTTAATAGAAAATTGCCTCCACTCAAAGGTCAAAAAAGAAAAAGAAAAGTAGTTAAAGAATCTGATTGGAAAACTTATTATGGTTCACATCAAACTATCAAACAGCTATTAAAAGAAGGTAAACAAGAAGAGTTTTCTAGGGAAATCATACAATTCGTACCTACAAAAAAGCTTTTAACGTATTTTGAGTGTAAATACCTATTTATAAAAGAGGTACTAGAGCATGGAGAATATATCAACGACAATATATTAGCCAAGTTTTACCGAAAAGATTTTAACTATGAAACTAAGTCAGATAATACTTAAAGAAGAGAAAAACTGCGGATGTGGACAAACACCTTGTATCACATATGGGGTTAATGAAGAAAAGAATTACTCTAGATCAAGATTAATGAAATTAGCTAATGCTATGGGACCAGAAGCATTTACTGACGCTATCATAGATATGAAAGATGAAAATGTTCAAGATATGATTCTTGATGAATTAGGCTTTTATGAAGATGATAAAGGCCAATTGTTTACCGATAAAAAATAAATTATGATTAAATTAAGAGAGGTAATAGGATACCCATCATTACAGTACCACTTAGACAATGGTCTCTCATTACATGAGCATGTCTACCGTTATAACTCTGAAGCATTTATACAATTATTTGCTGAAGCAAGAGAAGCCGTTAGAAACGGTGATATTGAGTTAAACGAGGTAGATCAAGAGTTATTAGAGACTACTGATATTGGAGAGTATGCAGAATACAATGGAATGAGAGTTCCTTTAGATTTACCTATGGTATCCCCTAATTATAATCCTCTTTTTGAAATCGGCTGTTTAATTGATGAAATGATTGAGAACGATGAATTGATAGATGAAGCTACATCAATAGATGAAATGATTGATTTTGATCAAATAAAAGAGTTAGTAGAGTCTATAGGAGGAACAATCAATATGAACAAATTAAGAAAAGCTGTTAGTCTTCAAAACGAAACTTTCGATTATAACGGCTTTGAAATGCTAAAAGCATCAGTTGATTATATTCCAGAAGCTGAATATAGAGGAAAAAAAGTTGCACTTAACAAACCTAAAAGAGGTGGTAGTAAAAAATTCTACGTTTACGTTAAGTCAAAGAAAGGTAATGTGAAAAAAGTATCTTTTGGTGATACAGGTCTTTCAGTTAAATTAAAACAAAGAGGTGCAAGAGCATCTTTTGCTGCAAGACATAAATGTGCTCAAAAGAAAGATAAAACAAAAGCAGGTTATTGGTCTTGTAATATAGGCCGATATTGGAAATCACTTGGTGGCGGTTCTAACTTTTCAGGTTACTGGTAGGATGGAATTACCATGGCCACAGTTTAGAAATCAAAGACATATTCGTATTTTAACAGAAAATGAGCAAATGCGTCAATATAGATTTTATCTTGAAGCTCTAGCTGAACAAAACTATAGACAAAATAAAGGACCGGTACAAAGACAATTAAGATTACAAATAACAGGATTTCTATTACAGGAAGATTTATTTTTAATACAACAGGAAAACGGTTCAGGAATTTATATAACAGAATATGCCTAATTTACCGATATCGCAGCTATCACAGTCTACCGCTCTCCAAGGAGATGAACTCTTTGTAGACGTTCAGGGTGGTGTAACTAAGTATACTACTCTAGATAGCTTAGCAGCATTTACTACAAGCTCAATTCAGACCGAAGTAAACAATCTTACTGCAGCTACTTCTTCTTATTTAACCGCACATCAAGATACCGGTTCACTCATGGTAACTGGTTCTCTATCTGGCACATCACTAATATTCGAAAAAGGAGATACAACTACATATAATATAGATTTATCTTCTACGTTTATTACTCCATCCCAAACCAGTTCTTTAGTTGAATCTGCTTACCTTTCACTTTATTCAACACAATCACAACAACTAGAAACAGCAGAAGTTGCACAAGCAGTAACTTTCTCAAATATTTGGACACAGAGCGGAGTAAGTTTAGTTTCAGGTTCTCAACTTGTAATGGAAAAAGCAGGAACTTATCAATTTAGTTTCGTTGCTCAAATTACAAATACTGAAAACGCAGTCCACGATTCTTACTTTTGGTTAAAATTCAACGGAAGTAATTTTCCAAACTCAGCTACTCAAATGTCTTTACAACCAAGAAAGAACGAAAGTACCCCATCTGCTCAATTGATGACGGTGAATATAGTTAAAGTTGCTGATAACGATGGGGATTATATTGAATTATATTGGACAGGTGATAGTGATACTATACGGTTAAATGAAACTCCTAGTGATGGAGTTAAACCAGAAACACCTTCGGTAATTGCAAATATTGTTAGAGTAGGTTAATGAGACCTTACATAGAGGAAAAAAAAGACGGTTATATATTAAGAGAGTTTTCTAAAGATACTCCCTCATTCGAATTCGTATGGCATAGAGATAAAGAAGACAGATATATTATTCCTATACACGATACTGATTGGCAATTTCAATTAGATAACGATATACCACGTACATTACAGAAAAACAAACTATTTATACCTAAAGAGACTTATCATAGGTTAATTAAAGGAACAGGTGATTTGACTCTTAAAATTTATAAATTATGATAGAAGGTTTAATTATATCTATAATGCTTATTACAAGTATATTAATTATATTTAAAAATATAAAAAAACCAGGATGTCATAAATGTAACTGTGGTAATGAAACTGAGTAGTATAATATTTGAAAATAGATTTGACCAACAAGCTAAAAAACTTGAAGGTGAATTACAGGCCTCTCATAAAAATCCAAATATAAGAGTGTCAATGGGATATTATGCTGAAGATGGACCTAAAGCCTCTAAAGGATACGGTAAAGTTACTTTTGTTCAAAAAGAGACAGTTGATCCGACAGAATGGAAAAACTTAAAAAATATTCTAAGAGCAAAAGGATTTGAAATTGAATCAGATAGTAATTACTATGATCAGGATGATGATAGAAGATATTATCCTTCTCTAAAATTTGAATTTGACATATAATGAAGTTATCAAAAGTAATACTAGAAAATAAAAAAGTAGTAGTTAGAAAGCAATTAGATTTATCTGACAAAGATATCGATAGACTTACAGAAACAATTACTACTAAATTAGAAGACTATCTAGATATAGAGAACAAAGAGATACTTAAAAAAACAGTATCTGCAGCAATTAACGAACTTTTAGAAAAAAAATAGTTGTTTAATTGAAAAAGTGTTCTTATCTTATATATTAAGATACGGACTGGTTTATGGACTATACTTTCCTTTTAGGATCAATCGAAAATATATTGGGTAAAAGTTATAAGAGAGCAAGGGATAACTATGCTTTCCACTGTCCTTTTTGCAATCATCGTAAACCTAAACTTGAAATAAACTTCCATACAAACGAAAAAGGACAAAATCCTTGGGAATGTTGGGTATGTCAAACAAGAGGTAGGTCTATAAGGTCTTTATTAAGACAATTAAAAACACCTAGAGATACACAGAGAGAGATACTTAAGTACCTACCAAAAGGTACCGAAATAGAAATTAAACAACTATCTATAATAGAGCTACCAAAGGAGTATCAACCTTTATATTCCGCATCGAGTACATCAATAGTTGCAAATTTAGTTAAAAAATATCTATATGAGAGAGGACTTAACGACAATGATTTTATTAAATATGGCATTGGGTACGCCACTTCTGGAGAATATGGAGGACGAGTCATTATACCAAGTTATAATGGATCCAATCAACTCAACTATTTTATTGCGAGAAGTTATGATGGCAACTACTTTAAGTACAAGAATCCAGAGGTATCCAAAGATATAATATTTTTCGAAAACTTAATTAATTGGAATACACCTATCATTTTATGTGAAGGAGTATTTGATGCTATGGCCATAAGAAGAAATGCTATTCCAATTTTAGGTAAAAGTATATCCAACTCACTCTATAAAAAAATTATTACCAGCCCTTTAACAGATGTTTATATAGCACTCGATCAAGATGCAAGAGATAGAGCGCTTGAAATGTCACAACAGTTACTTAATCAAGGTAAGAGAGTTTATCTAATTAACCTACCCGATAAAGACCCTTCTGAGATGGGCTTCAGACCTTTTACCGAGCTTGTACAGCAAGCTGAAGAGCTAGATTTATCTAATCTAATGCTCCATAAACTTGAATTATGATAAAACAAGGAATGAACATTCTTAAGCAGAATGAAAAAAAGAATTTAGAATTTAACCCAGATTTACAACAAATTAACTTTCTGGATAGGAGAGTTTATAAAAGGTCGGAAGGAGTATATTACCCGTCCGTAACTACTATACTCCAGTATATGCCCAAAAATAAGTTTTTTGAGTCATGGCTCAAAGACGTTGGGCATAACGCCGACTATATAATGAGAAAGGCCGGTAAAGAAGGAACTCAAGTTCATGAAGCAGCCGAAGCATTAGTTTTAGGTGAAGAAGTTTCTTGGATGGATGATTACGGTAATGCAAAATATTCTCAAATAGTGTGGGAGATGATTCTTAAGTTTGTAGAGTTTTGGCAGACAGCTAAGCCCGAACTTATATCCACTGAGGATTTTGTATGGTCGGATAAACACAAATACGCAGGTACAGCAGATTTAGTTGTAAAAATGGATAAAGAAACTTGGCTACTTGATTTAAAAACATCTAACAGTATACATAAATCATATGACTTACAATTAGCTTCATACGCCAAGGCATTAGAAGAGTCTAAAGGTATCAAGATAGATAGAACTGGGATTATTTGGTTAAAAGCACATACAAGATCAGCTTCCAAAAAGAAAGGCGTATACCAAGGTAAAGGTTGGCAGGTAAGAGTTATAGATGATATAGATAAAAACTTTGAATTATTTAAAATGATTTATGAGTTGTATAAATTAGAGAACCCTGTAACTGAACCTATTTATAATAGTTACCCAACAACTCTAAAACTATGAAAAAAATTTGGATCTTAAGTGTTTTTTTCTTATCTTTATATAGCTGTGACGTATATAATTACAGTAACGGAAACAGAGTAGAAAGTATACTTGCTGTAACAGAAGCAGGTGATACGATATCTGTACCGTACAGACAGTTTTTAAATAACAGGTATGATAGTTATACTAGATTTTATTGGAATAATAACTGGTATTGGAACAATTGGAGATACGACTATAACTGGAGATGGAATTACTGGTACAATAATAGCCCTTATTTTTATGACGGGGGTTATTATTACTATAATAATAGTAGTAAGCCTAATATTACAAGTGTACCTAAGAATAATGGAAGAAGAGGAGAAAAGGTAACAGATATACCAACGGAGAATGATGGAATATATGTTCCACCAAAACCACCAAGAAAAAAAGGAGATGTTAAAATTATCAGAAATAATACTAGAAGCCAATGGTCGCCCCAAAGTCGTGATAATGGCTGGATCGGCAGGAGCAGGGAAGTCGTACCTTCTCAATCAACTAGACCTCAGTTCTCTACCCCTCGTCAATCCGGACAA